CCCACTCTTCTGCGCCAAAATCAGCAACGAAGTAAAAAAACGAATCACACCCTCGCTTTCCATGAGCTGTCCCAGGGCATCAAGGTATTCCTCCATAGGATGGTCTTCCGCTTCTTCCGCCGGGATGAAGCAGGCCAGTGCCAGCACTCCCATCGTTTCCTCAGGATGAGCATCCAGAGCAGAATCGAGAATATCGCTCAGATTCTTCATGGACTGCTGCCGGATCAGTTTCTTCCTTTCTTCTTCCGTTGTCCCTTCGGGAATCTGCGGAAGCCTCTTCCGGATCTTCGGGATCTCTGTGACATCCATCCATTTCTGGACGTAATGCCTGATCCTGTTGGTCTGCTTCAGAAATTCGCTTGGTTTGCAATTCGCCAGATTTTTCGTCATATTGGTATCTCCTTATTATTCTGTACCCTTTTTAATGTAGACCTCAAAAGGCGGGGTCTGGTCTTCGTCTGTGATGTCGTAGTGACCGTGATATTCGAACGTGGACTGGCCCTTCGCGTTCTTTCCGGTCTGAAGCTGAAATCCGGTTCTGTTCAGCGCGTTAATCAGATGGATCGCTACGAATCCCGCTGTGGCTCCTGTGTTTACATCGGAATAGTCAACGATGAACCACAGATCCTTGAAATCTGCTTCTTTCAGCACAGCCCTCGGGGAGATCTTCGTAACTCCCGCTGTGCTTGCAGTTCCTACATCCGCTCCGCCGATCAGCTCCGCGATCGTTGCCGCGTCCAGTGTGAGCTGTGTGCCACTGATGACAGGGTCATATGCAGTGATTCGGAGCATCTGCTTCGTGTTTGCCGGGACGTTATCCACATCTTCGCCGAAATCCGTATACGTGGGATTTTCAGCAAATGTCAGGCCGCCCGTTGTAGCCGCGATGATGTCAGATACCACACCGGTATCCGGGACAAACGTCCTGCAAATGATGCCCGCATTCAGCGTTAATTTTTCGAACGCATCAGAGGCAACTTTGGTAAATTTCATTCCCATTTTTTCTTCTCCTATTCAATCGACAGAAAATCCACTTCTATATTGAGCAGTATCCTTTTCAGTGTCGGATCATCAGGATCGGCTCCGATCGGCTCCGCAAACGTCATTGATTCGGGTATCTTGATCCATATCTGGCCGCCGTCCACATTGATCTTGCAACCACCAAGGCCAATATATTTTTTGATCTCTGACGCCTTCTGCTTGATCTTCATCCAGTTGACGGAATACGGATCTTCGTCCTTGTCCCAAAGATGAGCCACAAGGTAAGCAGTCCGCCCGAAATCTCCATCAGCCGATTGATAAGTGATGTGCGGATAAGCTGGCATATATCCTTCCGGGAATGCCGTCTGCTCATCATATGCGGGCCATTCGAATCCCGACCAGAATGATTGGAGCGCCTGCCAGTTATCCATTCGCCCCTCCCTTCACGGGTTCCTTCCATACCTTCGCCTTTACTGCGCGTGAATTCAGATCCGCGCTTTCTGGTGTCATATAGTCTCCCCCGTTCGTGGTGATCAGGAATATCATTCCGTCCTTATCGCGTCTGATTACATCACCAGATTGCAATACCACAGATTTTCGCGTGGTAATCGTGCATGTATCTGTGGCTCCCTGCACATTCGCGATCCTGCCCTGTGTGGACATATCAAAGGCGAAGGCCGCCTTGATCGGAGCTCCGTCAACATATTTGGTGATAACTCCGCCGTAGCCGTCCGGCACAGTTGTCTTATCTCTTATGTGGCAATCCTCCATGGCCTGATCCAGTAATGATCCTAATACGGGCATATCTTCCTCCACCTCTTTAACTGATTTGCAAATTCATCTTTCCAGGTATACTTTCCGCCATTCTTGGAAGTTGCCTTGGTGTACGAATATCCGGCAAATGATTCTGATGTATACGGTCCTGTGGCACCGTATGCCTCATTCCATTTGTCGATATCATTGCTCAAGTCGATCACTTCCTGGGGGATGGCAAGGAGCCATATGGCCCCCGTCCATTCCTCATCCCGCAGTTCTTCGTACGGGTACTGGTACACCCCGTCATTGAACACCGATCCGCAGATCCGGAAATACTGCCCCGTCTGAATTGGAATTTCTTTCTCATCGAAAATCAGCGAACCGTCCACGATGCGGAACGTGCCAAAGTAACGCGACTTGTCGAAGTAGTTCCTGATTTCGTGTAACAGTTCGCCGATCATGTTTCACTCCTTACTGTGCCGCGTATGTGTACTTGATCGTAACCGTGCCTGCCGGAGTCGATGCAAGTCTTACACCGTCTTTCTCGATCGTGTAGTCAGTGATCGCGGTGCTGCCGTCCTTAAGCTCCTGAACACTGATAAGCGGAGAATGAGCAGTCTTAAACAGCTTCGCGTCACCTACTGTGGCGGTGATCGTCTCTGCGCTTGTGACCTTTGTCGCAGTGCCGACATAAACAACTGCGATGCCGTCGAGGAACTCCGCCCAGAGAGCCATTCCCATAAGCGCGAAGGACTCGCCAACCGCGGTGGAATAGTTGCCATTTGCATGGAATCCGATCAGGTTGGTCTCTCCGTCTGTCACATAGTTCAGGCCGAGCTGCGCAAACTCGGAATCGCCGGGATCGATGTAGTAAAGGTCGATATTCTCGATGGGCGTTGCGATCACCGTTCCTTCTGCGATCTGAGGCGCGGAAAGAAGGAACAGTGTCCTGTAACCAAGGAAATTCTCGACATAGCTGATGCCGAATGCAGTCTGGATCGTGACGCTTGCCCCGCCGATGTACTTGTACGCGTCGAGGATGTTGGCAAAACCAACGACCTCGGTCACATCCCTGTGCATTTTCTGGAACTTATCCAGAACTCTGCCCTTGGCCATGGCCAGTGCCATCTGCCAAGTGGTTTCTGCGCTGAGAAGCGATCCGGTGTTGAGGAATGTATAGAATCTGTCCATGACATCCACCTGCAGCTCATGCAGGAATGCCGCGTCGGACTTCTGCACAGCGATCGCCGCGCCATACTTGACAACGTCCTCGATCGGAACGGCCTTGGCGTACTTCTCGATCTCAAGGTCTTCTTCGAATTTCTTCGTGATCGTTGCCTTGGAATAAGGGATAACTTCGCCGGGACCAACATTCCCGCTTTCGAGCGCTACAGTTGCCTCATAGGAGGACAGCTTAGTGCCGGGAGTCTTCTTGATCGGCCTCATAATGCCCAGGATCGTTCTCAGCGCGTCCCAGTTCTTGGCGAACTGCGTGACGAAATCGATCTCTCTGGGGGTTACATTTGTATATACATTGGGGAGAGAATCTCTCGGATTGGTTAATGTTTCAACATTCGTTGCTGCCATTACTTATCCTTTCTGTGCACTCAGATACTCGGCCCATGCCGCCTGTCTCTCTGCCGGGTCCTTGATCTTCACGATCTCTTCCCTGCTCTTCGGCTCTACTCTGCCTCCGGGCGGTGTTGCCGTCTGCGCACCCTGTGTGTGTGTTGTTACGATGAAATCGGACCACTCTTCCTTCGCGGTCTTCTTAAGGCCCGCCGCGTCCTTCAGCTTTCCTTCTGCGTCAAGCTCAATCCCGTCAAGATCCGTGACCTTGAGGATGGCGTCGATGCGCTTGTCATTTACGCCAATCTCCTTGAGCATCGCCCGGTAAGCATCCGTCTTCTGCGCCCTTGTCTCTTTGGCCTGATAGGATTTCTTAAGGTCCGACAGCTCCTGCTTGATTCCTTCGTACTTTGTCTTCCACTTCTCGGCGGTCGCTACGCTGTCCTCTGCGGTCTGCTTGCCCTCTTTGAGTTCTTCGATCTCGGAAAGCTTGGCCTTATATCTTTCCTTCTCTACGTACTCATTGCCGACGGCCTGCTTGATAGCAGCGACAAGATTCGCAATAGCCTTTGCCTGGATCACTCCGGATTCATCCGTGTGCTTCTGCACGAGCTCTTCAAAATTTGCCATGTTACATATCTCCTTTTCGCAGTTTTACGCGAGTGCTACGCTGAGACAAAAAAAGAGGTCACTGAACAATACTGCTCAATGACCTCTAGCCTCTTGGGTTCTAGGTTCAATCGGAACTTGCGTCTCGCGCTTACACTGCTTACACTTGATAAACAGTTTTCCATCGCGCCAGAACGCAAGCACCTTCCCGCACTGGCATCTGTGCGGGATATCTGTCGGTAGCTTTGCCATACGCACCTCCAAATTTAATGTATTTTAGCTGAGACTTATAACTTTTGCAATTCCTTCGCTACGATTTCCAGCAACTCAGACTTATTTTCGTCGATTGCATTCTTCAAAAACCTGTTCGCCGTCATCCTTGCCGTCCCCTCATGGACATACACTGCATATTCCACATTGGTCCCGATCATTACATACGGCTTATCCGGTCCCTCATCCGGAGCGGTCCCGCTGTAACTTCCCGTCCGCACATTCCCGTCTTTGTCAGGACCATCCGCACTGTATGCCGACGGCTCCGCCGCCCTTCCGACCACCGCATGGGCAATACTGTTCTTCAAAAGGCCTGTGTCTACTCTGTGCGGGTCCTTCTGGATCTCGACGGTGGCAATGGATACGGCCTGTACCCCCGCCGCATCCAATCCCTCCAGAATAGCCTCGTGTGTCTTCTCGATGATCTTATCTGTGTTGTCATCCTCGATTCGAAATGTAAAGCTCATCCTTTCTTGTACTCCCTGATGTACTGCGCCCTGATCGCGTCCCCGATCTTCTTCTGGCTGAGAATAGGCTTGCTTACCGGCTTCGCTTTCTGCCACTCTTCGAAAGACATGCCCTCCATTCTCTGCGATTTCTTGAGCGTGTCGTGCTCAAATCCCTTGATCCATGCCAAAATAGCACATCTGCAGTTCCATATCATCTGCTGCGGGATATCGGACTGGCCGTATTTGGTCTGCGCCGGATAAAGGATCTTGACAACACTGTCGCCCACATTGACCTCAAATGGCTCATCCAGTTCCCTTCTCTGGCCGTGCATCATCCTGTGCTCATGCCTGGTCCTCATATCAAGAGTGGCCGCCCATTCCGTGATAATGTCATACCCGCTCCGTTCCACCCTTCTATATGCCCCATATCTGCCTCCGTTTTGGGCATTTGTAGCCATTGTGCGGCAATTCCTTACAGAGGCCTTAAGGTCTCCATTCGCAAGCTCAGAAGCCATTCTGGAGGCCATTTTTGGTATTGATTTACCCGTCATGATCTCATTGATCATGATCGATTGGATTCTTTGCCTCTCCCATCGCTTGGCCTTCCCCGCGTTGATCTCTGCCATGACCTTCTTTCCCGGCCCCGGCATAAGGTCAGGATCATCAATAAGGATTCTACCTACGCTCTCCCGGTTGTAGATGCTGAGTGCCGTATCGATGCCAGCTCCCATCTCAAGATCATAGAGCGCCCAGTTATGATTGAGGGCCATGATGTCCGGCATATACGATGCGATGATCTCCTGCGCCGCCTCATTTGAATCGAGCATCCTTATCGCGAGCCTTTCCTTCAGAGCGTTCCACCGGGCATCCCCCATGAGCTGTTGCTTTCGCCATGCCAGGTAT